GATGCCAAAATTCACGCATAAAAAGAAAACATACTTCGCGCGGTGCCTGCAGTGGACTAATAACGACGAACAGGTCATGGCACTACTGCGCGATGCCAACATCGAGGCTTCTCCATACGGCGGGGATTTGATGTTGCGCTACGACGTAAAGAACAACGGCACCAAGCACACTGTGATCGATATGTTCCGTAAAGGCATGTGGGTGCGCGTCGGAGAGAACGGCGCAGTGAAGCTGATGCGCAATGAGGATTTTCAATTGAAGTATGAACCACTGGAGGTACTACCGTGCGACACAAACTAACCGATGCGCAATGCGACCACCTCGCGAAGATGCACGCGGTGACACCCAGCCCCACAATTCGTGCCCTAGTGCGTTCGGCGTTCGGGTTGGGCGTGAACATAGATGCGCTACAAACAAAATATGCGGAGGTGAAACATGGCAACAACGAAAGAAGGAGCGGTAAAAGCGAAGGTTAAGTCGATGCTCGATTCGTACGGGTGTTACCACTTCAGCCCAATGACTCATGGGTATGGCAACTCAGGGATCCCCGACATCGTCGCTTGTTGCAACGGTCGGTTTATCGCCGTCGAGTGTAAAGCAGGGCGCGGTAAGACGACCGCTCTGCAAGACAGAGAGCTGACCCGTATCAACACCGCTGGCGGTGTGGCGTTGGTTATCAACGAGCATAACCTAGGTGACTTAGCTGCGTACCTAACGATGCTGTCTATAAAATAGGGCGAGTGCTGAAATGACAATGATAACGATTGATTTTGAAACCTACTACGATAAGGAGTTCAGTTTGTCGAAGATGACAACTGAATCGTATATACGTGACCCTCGGTTCGAGGTAGTCGGCGTATCTATCATGGTGGGTGATGGCGAGATACAGTGGTTCAGCGGGACGAGGAAAGAGACACGTGCTTGGCTTTTGAAGCAGGTGAACTTCGCGACGTCGTTCGTGCTCTCGCACAATGCGCACTTCGATATGGCGATCCTCAACTGGCATCTTGGGATACGCCCTAAGGGTTATCTAGACACTCTGTCGATGGCTAACGCACTGCACGGTATCAACGAGAGCGTTAGCTTGAAGAGTCTGGCGGAACGGTACGGTCTCCCAGCGAAGGGTACTGAGGTACACAATGCGGTCGGGCTACGCCGTGCTGATTTCTCTGCCGCTCAACTGGAAGCCTACGGCGAGTACTGCAGGCAGGACGTGTGGTTATGTAGAACACTGTTCGACATCATGAGCGATAGCTTCTCCAAAGCAGAGCTGAAGGCTATCAGCACTACCATCAGGATGTTTGTCGAGCCTATACTAGAACTCGATCTACCTCTTCTGAAGAAGCACCTCATTGATGTACGCGAAGGGCAGCATGCGAGTCTTCTGAAACTCGTTGACTTGCTAAAAGTGGATAGCGAAGCGGATGTGAAGACCATCCTCATGTCCAACGATAAATTCGCCACACTGCTACGCAAGCTAGGTGTGGAGCCACCGACGAAGATCAGTCCGACGACGCAGAAGCAAGCCTACGCATTCGCTAAGACCGACGATGAGTTCACCGCTCTGCTAGAGCACGAAGCTCCCATGGTGCAGGCGGCGGTCGCGGCGCGGCTAGGTAACAAGACCACCATCGAGGAGAGCCGCACCGAGGCGTTCATCGCAGTGGCTGAGCGCGGCCCGATGCCGTTCCCGCTGAAGTATAGCGGCGCTGCTGTGACGCACCGATGGTCAGGCTTCGATGGTATCAACGTACAGAACATGGGTCGAGGTAGCGTGCTTCGCCAATCGATCAAAGCTCCGAAGGGGTATAAGATCGTTTCAGCCGACCTGAGCAACATCGAGTTGCGGCTGGGGCTGTATCTCGCGCAGCAAGATGATAAGGTACAGCTCATCGCAGACGGTGTAGACCTCTACGTCGATATCGCTGTACCGGTGTTCAAGAAGTCCTACGGTGAGATCGTCGACCTAGGTAAGAAGAGCCGAGAGAGAACCACTGGGAAGGTAATTAGCCTTTCTTGTATCGCTGAGGGGGAATTAGTACTGACTGATCATGGGTTGATACCGATAGAGAAAGTTCCTGTTGACTACCGTGTATGGGATGGGCTAGAGTTCGTTACGCATGCAGGTCCTATATACCAAGGAGAGCGGGATGTCATACAGTACCAAGGTCTTGAAGCTACCCCTGACCATATCGTATACCTACAGGACGGTTCGACGTGCGAGTTCGGGGTTGCCGCCAATAAGGGCTATCTCCTCGCTCGCACCGGAGATGGTGGGCGCGAGTTGCGGGTGGGGGGTTATCGAGCATCGCAAGCTGCAGCGCCGGGGGAAGCACTTATATCTACGGATACGGTGCACCACTTGCCAGGGTGTGAAGTGGGTCGCAGCCACGAACCTCGCGAGGGGCATTGCTGGATGCCGCCGCTGCTCACAACCAAGAGCGATACCGTACTGGCTGAACAGGATTCTGACAGCTGCAAAGGGGCGGTGCACCAATCCAACCGATCGTGGGTACAAGAACTACGGCGCGCGCGGGATTACATTCGAGTTCGACTCAGTGACCTGCGCCGGGCTGTGGGTGCTGCGAAATCTACCGGCGAGACCGAAGGGGTACCAACTAGACAGGATCGACAACGACAGGGGGTACACCCCAGGCAATTTGCGGTGGGCCTCGCCGAGGCTGAATACAAACAATCGGCGCGGGTGCGGGGGGATACTGATACGCCACGAAGTGAGAACAAAGTATCCGCACGTCCGATACGCAGACAACACGCTAAACCGGTTGTCGAAGACTCTGACTGCGGCGGAGATTGCTCAGCGCTGGGAGCTCCCCTCGTGCAAACCAAAAGGAAAGTATGGGACATTCTCAACGCCGGACCGAGACATCGTTTCACAGTTGGGGGGTTGCTAGTTAGTAACTGTGTATACGGCACAGGAGCCGCGAAGCTGCGAGATACGTTGCGCCTACAAGGCAAAGTCAGGTTCTCTCAAGAGGAGACCCAGGCGATGACTGACTTGTATCGCGGGACGTACACTAACGTGGTCGATGCGTGGAACACGGGTAAGGATGTGCTCGACGCCATATACGCTAAGAGCAATTACGGCGAGTACCTGCGCCCGGGAATTCTGAACGTGACCTCAGAGGGTATCGTGAAACCCTCGGGACTCGTCTTGAAGTACCCTGACTTGAAGTGGACTAAAGACAAAGATGGGAAGATGGGATATACTTATGAACAGAAACGGAAGACGAGGGATCGTGTCTACGGGTCCAAAGTTTTCCAGAGATGCACGCAGTCCCTTGCGAGAGATATCATCTGCGAGCACATGCTCAAGATCGACAAGAGATACCTTGTTGTAGGGACGGTGCACGATGAGATCATATGTGTAGTCGCGGATGATGAAGTCGAGTCGGCTAAGGCGTTCATGCTTGAGGTGATGCGTACACCACCTAGTTGGGCACCCGACCTACCACTCGACGCTGAGGTTGAAGCAAGTGACAACTATGGAGGCGCACACTGATGAGATACAAATGCGGCATTCGTGAGCTGACCGTGCAGTCCTATCTAGCAGCCATGCACCGCTGGTTGCATAGGAACCCTAGGTGTAAGCATTGGAATTTACGCAAACCACGGATGAAAGGCCAGGTGACGCACGACTACAAACACAGAGGTAGTAAGGTGTTATGGGTGGAAGTGGTATGAGCGATGAGATTGATGACGCGCAGCAGCGCGAGCAGGAAGATACAGCCAGAGCATTGGCTGCTGCGCGGGAAACCGCCCGGCGGATACCGGTAGGTGAACCAGGAGAATGCGACTATTGCGGTGAGGAGTCACCGAGATTGGTCGGCGGGGCATGCGCGCCATGCCGGGACAAACGGAGGCTGGTATGAACGAGATCGTTACAGGTACGACCGGTAAGAAGTACAAGACCATTGACACACACGCACCGATATCGGTTCTGGAGGAGGCTATCAGCATCATCCACGGTGACCGCGAACAGACGTACGGCCACCCTGCCAAGAATCTCAGCAACATCGCACAGCAGTGGCGGTTATACCTGTTGCAGAAGCATAACGTCGATATCGAGCTCGGCGCAGAGGATGTGTGCTGGATGATGGCCGACCTGAAGAAAGTGCGTCAGATGAACCAGCACAAGCGCGACAACCTTGTCGATGCTATTGGGTACGTAGGGTTGATCGACCGGGTGAACGTATGACCCTCAGCTACTCCGGGCTCAAGTCGTACGAGAACTGCCCCCGCCAGTTCCATGAAGTTAGGGTACTGAAGAAGCACCCGCCGCAGGACACGCAGCAGACCATATGGGGGAAGGAGGTGCACAGCGCGGCGGAGCTGTATGTGCGTGATGGCACACCGTTCCCCATCGAGTTCCCTGGGTCTGACATGGTAGAGGCTGTCGCGAATATCCCAGGTGAGAAGCATTGCGAGCTGGAGATGGGGGTGAACGACAAGCTGGAGGCTGTGGCGTTCGATGACCCTACTGCGATACTGCGCGGCATTGCTGACGTAGTCATCATCAACGGGAGCAAGGCACGAGTCCTAGACTATAAAACTGGGAGCGCTAAGTATCCTGATGTGGCGCAGCTTGAGCTGATGGCGCTGATGGTATTCGCCAAGTTCCCTGAGGTACAAGTGTCAAGAGGCGCGCTGCTGTTCTTGGCACACAATGTGATGGTGCAGAAGATAACCAAGCGCGAGGACTCTGACCGCCTGTGGAGTGTTTGGCTGGGTAAGCTGCAAAGGGTAGAATCCGCACACGAGACCGGTGTGTGGAACCCCAAGAGTTCAGGTCTATGCCCGTGGTGCCCGGTGACTAACTGCGAGCACTGGAAACCAAAACCGAAAGGAAGATAATATGCCACGCCGCAAAGACATCCCTAAAGGGGACCCCTACTTTCACGATCAGTGGCTACAGCAAAAAGCCCGAGGTGAAGATAAGAAGCAGCTCGAACGGCAGAAAGCTCGCCGCGCGTATGACAAGGCGGGGGTCGATCGCACCGGTAAGGACATCGACCACGTGAAAGCGTTGGCAGAAGGCGGGAAGAGCACCAAGGGCAACCTACGTTTGCGTAGCAAGACCGCGAACCGCGCTGATAACGGGCATAAGCCTGGCGAGGCCGCCGGAAAGAAACGCAGTAGGCTGTGAGTTAAGGCGAGAGCCGCACGGCCTAGCACGTACCGAGGACTAGCTTCGCGCCGTCCCTTGAAGAAATCGGAGAGCTAGGACTTATAGGTCTGACCAAAGTATCTGCGCCGCTGTGGGCGCTACAAACAAGTACGCTGTACGATGAATCGGTGCTGTGGTCAGACCTATAACAGAGGAGACAAGATGGAGATCGTTGAAGGAAAGGCCCTCCGGGTCCGAGTAAGGTCGCCTGAAAGATTTACGGCAGTGATTCCAAAGAGTCACTATGAAGGTGAAGTCGCGCCCGGCGTCCACGAGATGCTGTTTTACTGGGGGTACGACGAGAGCCTAGTATTAAAGAATATGGGCGTGAGGGGTGTACCCTCCCCCATAAACAAGAGCTACAAATGGCCTGGACTGTTCAAGCCGATGGAGCACCAGCGCGAGACCGCGTCGTTTCTCTCAATGCACAAGCGCGCCTTCTGCTTTGACGAGCAAGGGCTGGGGAAGACCGCAGCAGCTGCGTGGGCTGCGGACTATCTAATGACCCTCGGACAGGTGAGGCGCGTCCTAGTCATCTGCCCAGTGTCCATCATGCAGGCTGCGTGGCAGCAGGATCTGTTCAAGGTGCTGATGCACCGCACGGTCGGTATCGCGCACGGTACGCGGCAGAAGCGCGTGGATGTGATCAACAGCGAGTGCGAGTTCTGCATCATCAATTACGACGGTGTGCTCATCGTCGAAGATGAGCTGAAGGCGGGTGGGTTCGACCTGATCATCATGGATGAAGCGAACTATGTGAAGAACGCCCAGGCGAAGCGCAGCAAAAGCATCAAGCGCCTATGTGGCCCGGATACGCGGGTGTGGCTAATGACTGGCACTCCGGCGGCGCAGAGTCCTGAAGATGCTTACGGACTAGCTAAAATAGTATCGCCCGACCGCGTACCCAAGTTCTTCGGTTCGTGGCGTGATATGGTGATGCAGCAGCTGACTGCGTTCAAATGGGTGCCGAGGGCGAAGGCCAAGGAGCTCGTGCACAACGCGCTGCAGCCGGCGATTCGACATACGAAGGAAGAGTGCCTAGAGCTTCCAGATATGATGTTTGCAGACCGCCATATACCGATGACCTCCCAGCAGGAGAAGTACTATAAAACCCTGAAGACACAGATGCTGGCGCAGGCTGCAGGCGAGGAGATATCGGCGGTAAATGCTGCAGCTATGCTGAACAAACTACTCCAGCTGTCAACCGGAGCGGTGTACGCCGACAGCGAGTCGTCGGGTAAGAAAACGGTAGTCGAGTTCGACGTGAAGCCTAGGTTAGATGCTCTGGCGGACATCATTGATGAGAGCTCGCACAAGGTCATTGTATTTGCCCCGTTCACGCACACCATCGAGATGCTGGAGAAGGACTTGACCGCCCGGGGCTACACGCACGCTACGATCAATGGGTCGGTATCACAAGGTAAGCGCGGCGAGATATTCTCCGCCTTCCAATATCAGCCTGACCCGAGGGTCATCATCATCCAACCCCAAGCGGCGGCGCATGGTGTAACTCTGACTGCGGCTAACACCGTAGTGTGGTTCGGACCGACGACGAGCATGGAGACGTACCTGCAAGCGAATGCCCGTGCGCATCGCAACGGGCAGAAGAACAAAGTGACCGTGTATCACCTGCAGGGTAGCCCAGCGGAAGCCCAGCTGTATAAGGCTCTGCAGGTTCGCGGCGTGGCACAGATGGACTTGATGGCTCTGTATAAGAACATCATGGAGTTGTAAAGTAGCTTGACAAAGTAGCTGTTGTATGAAACAATGTTGTCTCAATAAAAAGAAGGAGGTTCATCATGAAAGAAGCAAATGAGGTTACGGCCGGTAAACTCGCGGCTGTATATATCAAGATCCGCAACAAACGCGCTGAGCTCTTGGCTGCTTATGAGGCCGAGGACGCAGGGTTGAAAGAGGCGTTGGAGACCTTGGAAGAAGAGATGCTGGAGAAGTGCAAGGACGAGGATGCAGATTCCATCAAGACCCCGTTCGGCACCATCGTCCGCTCAGTCAAGACTCGGTACTGGCCTGCTGACTGGGAGATATTCAACCAGTACGTTATCGACAACGAAGCCCTTGGCTTGTTGGAGAAACGCGTACATCAAACAAACATGGGGCAGTGGATCGAGGAGCATAAGGATAACCCTCCTCCGGGTCTGAATATCGACCGCAAATATGCCTGCACTGTGAGAAAGGCGGCGAAATGAGCATTATAGGCGACCACCTCCGCGATGATTGTATGCGCGGCATGTATGAGAAATCTGATGTAACACCAACCAAAGGAGAAGTAAAAATGAAGAGTAAATTGAAGGGCTTGTCCATACAAGTGGACGGCGCGGCTGGATCTGGTAAGTCCACCCTGATCGCCGAGATTGTGGCGGCGCTACCCCATAGAAAATTCATAGTGCTGCGCGGAGGCGAGATCACACCCGAGGCTATAGCTGATGCGGTGCTGAACCACCCTGATAGCATTCTAATCATTGAAAGTTAACCAAAGGAGAAGTAAAAATGAGTACAGCAATGACATTGTTCGGCGGCACACTTCCAGCGCGTCTGGCTAAGCGTGAGATAGACGCAACAACCAAAGCCCTTGCGGGCGGCGGTGCTGGTGGCGGTCGCCGTATCAGCATCAAGGGCGCGGTGTTCCGCATGGTTGTCGAGGGTAAGCAAGTCGCCGAGAGCGAAGACCGTTCGATGAACATCGTAGTGGTCGCTGCCGCTCCGGCAGTAAACCGTCAGTACTACGAAGGTACATACAACGAGGACGTCATCTCCGGCCCCACATGCCAATCCTCGGACGGCAAGGTGCCTGATAAGGGCGTATCAAATCCCCAGTCGGATACCTGTGCCGACTGCCCACAAAACATCAGCGGTTCTGGTCAAGGCGATTCCCGTGCCTGTCGTTATCAGCAGCGCCTAGCTGTGGTGTTGGAGAGAGATATCGGTGGACATGTGTATCAGCTGGCGCTGCCCGCCACCTCGCTGTTCGGTAAGGGTGAGGCTAACAACACCAAACTCCCGCTGCAAGCCTACGCACGCTGCTTGGCTCAGAACGGCGTGCCCATCACCGAGGTGGTGACTGAGATGCGATTCGACACCAAGTCGGCGACGCCGAAGCTGACGTTCAAAGCGGTCCGTGCATTGGATGACGATGAAGCGGCTCAGGCGCAAGCGCAGGGTGAGAGCGCTGACGCGCAGCAAGCCATCACGCTGTCCGTGTTCAAGCAAGACGGCGCTAAGGCGACAGCGAAACCCGCAGGTAAGGCGCTGCCTAAACCCGCTGTGGAGGAAGACGATGGTGAGGAAGAGGCACCAAAGCCAGCCGCCAAGAAGGCAAAGCCTGTTGCCGAGGAGGTCGATGAACCCAAGGTCGTAGCTAAAGCGAAACCCGCAGAAGCCCCCGCAGGTAAACGTCCGGTCAGCGCAGTCTTGGCTGAGTGGGATGACTGAGTAACTGTGTAGTCTGGGTGGCTGCTAGCAGCCACCCATTTTTATTGGAGGTTTTATGATACATCGATGGGAGCAATGGCTTATACAGAAACGGATCTGGGCAGAAGCGCACGCAGACTTAGTATATGGTAGTGTGTTCTTTGGATGTCTCGGGTCACTAGCGGTATTCGTTGTGTACACAGTATTCTGGGGGTCACATGGCTAAATATCATCAACGGACCATCGACGCGATACGCGCGGCGGACCCGAGACTGCCTGGAGTACGGCTAGCCCGAGCTTGTGCAGAGGCTCAGATCCCCGTTCAAGTCGTGGCAAAATGGATGCGCATCACGCGCCAAGGCGTATACTACTGGTTCACCGGTAACGACGTAGCCGAGCATCATCTACCTAAGATTGAGCAGATTACTAGGACGATCGAAGCTGCACTGAGCGCTGGGGCGCTGCCAGCAAAAGATTTACCGGCTGCGCTGGAAATCGTAAAACAGTACAAATAAGGGGTGGCAAAATGAGAATATCCAGAACAAAATACTCAAGTATGACGGACTCCGAGCTGCTGGCGCTGGCGGACCAACAAGGCTTGAATCTAAACGAATTAGTGCGTGAGCTTATGGACCGCCTAGCGGAGCGAAACGATGCTGCGACGATCACGGTATCTGAGATCGTTGACGAGCAGGCAAAGCTGTTCTAAAGTTAGATGACGCGGCGGACTCACGCCGCATTTCTTCGTGCAGTTCCCGTCAGTGTGAATAAATTATGAGACCATCCGAGTTCCTCAGGGCTGTGCTCCCGTCCGAAGGCTACGTAGCTATCGTCGGGATCAAGAATAAAAAGGTTCAGCAGGTGTTGGTGGATGATGTGGCTGCCGCCAAGGGGGTAATCGGCGCAGCAATAGCAAACGAAGAGGATGTGTACTTCGGCTGCGCCACATATCAGACACCTGATAATCGTAAGAAGGACAACGTCCAGCACGTCAAGGCTTTCTGGGTCGACTTAGATTGCGGCGATGGCACGGCGTACCCAACGCACCAAGACGGATGGGATGCGCTATACCAGCTGTGCGTTAATACTGGTTTACCGACGCCATTCGTAGTCAACTCAGGCGGCGGCCTGCATGTGTACTGGGTGCTGGAGTCGCCGATCGCCGTCGCCGTGTGGTCTGCGTATGCCACGAAGCTAGTCGAGCTATGCGCCGCCGCTGGGTTGAGCATCAAAGACCCCGGTTGCAGCACCGACCCCGCGCGCATCTTGCGCGTACCAAACACGAAGAACTATAAGCTCGAAGAGCCTCGTGACGTCGAGCTCCTGTGTGAAGGCGCGGTCACCCCATGGGATACCTTGAAAGGTATGATCGAGAAAGCCTGCGGCGCGCGCGGCATCAACGGGTTCGAGCACAAAACCAAGCCGGTCAAAGCGAAGAAGCAAGTCGATGCAACCACCGCCGCGTTGTCTGGCAACCAGATAAGCATCTTCAAGAAGGTCGCCAAGCTCAGCCTCGAAGGTAAAGGGTGCGCACAAGTGCAGTTCGCGCTAGAGAACCCAGCAGACACCTCGGAGCCCTTGTGGCGAGCTATGCTATCCATTGCGGAAGTGTGCGAAGACCGCAACACTGCCATACACAAAATATCCAGAGGTCACCCCGGATATGATCCGGCGGATACTGAACGCAAGGCTAGCGAGACGAATGGTCCACACACCTGCGCCGCCATTGAATCTAAGTGCGGTAGTGCGCTGTGCGCCAAATGCCCACTGAAGGGTAAGATAGTCGGCCCCATCGCGCTCGGTAAAGACATCGCGCGAGCCGAACCGAAGGTCGATAAACTGTCCTTTATGAATGAGGATGGGCAGGTAGAAGAGTCCGCATTGGATTCGAGCATCATCAAGATCCCCGATATGCCATTCCCATATTTCCGTGGCAAGCACGGTGGTATCTATATGCCTGGGGTGTCCCCCATCGAAGGGGAGGAAGGTGAACCTGTGCTGGTGTATGAGCACGACCTCAACGTGGTTCGTAGAATAAAAGATCCAGAGAAGGGAGAGGTCCTCATCGTGCTGCACAACCGTCCAAAGGACGGCGTCGAAGAGATAGTCATACCCTTGGCTGACGCGCAGTCGATCGAGCGCATGAAGGATAAGCTGGGGTACCACGGTGTCGCCGCGCATAAGGAACAGATGAATAAGATCGGCACGTACATGACCCGTGCGGTAAAGAACATGCAGCATGAGTCCGCTGCGGAGCCCGCCCGCAGCCAGATGGGCTGGACCGAAGACCGTAAGGGTATCGTCTGGGGTCGTACGATGTTCACCGCCGAAGGCCAGCAGTATTGCCCACCCGCGTCGAAGTCTACCACCGTGGCCAACATGATGAAGACCTCAGGGACGTTCGAGGCGTGGGAGGACATCGCTTCGCGATACGCAGCACCGGGGTTCGAGCTATACGCCGCGTGTATCCTTGCCGCTTTTGGATCGATGCTGAACGCCTATACGTATGAAGACCCTGTGTGGTTGCACATGGTCAGCTCCGAGTCGGGTACAGGTAAGACTACGTTGACCAACGTTATCAACAGTATCTGGGGCGACCCGCTGGCGATGAAGCTGACCGTGAAGGATACGATCAATGCGCTGGAGAAACGCCGCGTGGTGTTCAACAGCATGGCCATCTGCCAAGATGAAATCACAAATCTATCTCCGGAGCGTTTGAGTGATCTGGCATACGCGCAGTCGCAAGGGCGGGAGAAGCTACGCCTGAACTCGGGCTCGCAGGAGATCTCGAACAATGACCGCCGGAACAACACGCTGATCACCAACGGCAACAAACATATCAGCGACGTGCTCGGTGCGCATAAGACAAACGCGGCAGGCGAGTATGCTCGTCTGGTCGAGGTCGTGTTCGCCCCGCTAGAGACTCGTATGAGCGGCGAGGACCACTTCGGTAAGATCCTGAAGAACTACGGTCATGCGGGCCCTATGTTCGCGAAGTGGCTGGTCGCGCACGAAAAGGAACTGGACAAGCGTGTCGCGGAAGCCCGAGCACAGTTTGAGCATGACTTCGAAAGCGTAAGCAGTGAGCGCAACTGGGTAGCGCTGGCAGCCACCATGTTCGCCGCCGGGAAGATCATCCAAGAGGAGCTCGGTCTGCTGAAGTCGTATGACCTGCCTCGCATATATCAAGCGTGGTTGCTCCGCATGGGTAGCGTCCGTAAGTCTACTGCCGAGAACCTCGTATCCCATGACAACGTATTAGGCGACTTCATATCAGACAACTGGGCGAACATACTGATGCCTGATCCGAACGTGGCCGCCACAGCGGCGGCGAGCCCGCAGACTGCCTCCTTATATGGCGCACGCGTGGAGCGCGAGGCCCGTGGCAAGCTGATCATTCGGTATGAGAAAGACACCGACACCCTGTTCATCGCGCAGAACGCTTTGAAGGATTACTGCGTGAAGCGGTCGCACTCATACGTCGACCTGCTGTCTTACTACAGCAAGAACCAGCAGTTCTTAGGCGTGGTGACTAAGCGCATGGGCGCAGGTACTCCAGTGGTCACAAGCCCCATCAAGGCACTAGCGTTCCATGCGGTCGGTGCGCTGGGTGAAGCGGTGAAAGGAGTTGGCGATGGCAACCCTTAAGTATGACCAATACCCGCTGCTGGAGTATCTAGCATGCCAATAAGACACCAAACCAACGTCCACTACCCGATATCACTCCTTGAGGTCGGTGATAGCTTCTTCGTGCCTTGCTTGTCTGCTGGAGCCCACATCCACCAGCTGCGGAAGATCGCAGCTGAGTTAGGGTTCACCATAGATTATCGTATGGGGATCGATGTGACTACGAATATGTATGGCATCCGCGTCCTGCGGACGGCTTAGAATCCAGCCAGTTTGCGCAGCTCATGCACTTGCTTCATCGCCTGCAGCTTCTGCTGATACATGGCATCCCGGTTCTCGGCGGTCTTCTCCATAAGGAGCTCCCGCTTCTTGATCGCGGCCAGCCGCTGCTGGATAGGCGTGATTCGACTATGCAGGGCCAGCAGCTGCTGGTGCTTCCTACGGAACGCCTGTGCTTCGGCGTATTTGCCTGCGTCGGTGAGTTGTTTCAGGTCCGCTCGCGCTGCGGCCACCCGGTCGATCACTTCTTGGAAGTCCCCGCGCAAGGCATTACCCTCGGGGTTTGTGAAGAATGCTCCGGCGAGGAAGGTCTCATTGCGTTTAGGAGCAGCTCTGTCGCCTAGGCCAGACTCTAGGTTGCGCAGCAGGTTCAGCGCCTCTCCACCCGCGCGGCCGAGCCATCCGGTTAGGAAGTTCTCTAGCGCGATCGGGCTTACACCCGAGTTGTGCATACCCATGGCTTCGAGCGAATCCTGCAGCCCAGCTGCGATAGCCTTCGACAGCTCGGTGTTGCCCGCAGTGAACTGGTTAGCCGGCGATCTGGGCTCTAGGCCTTTACTCACCAGCTCGTGTCCGGTGGTGAACGAGTGGTTCGTTGCACCCTCCAGGATTGGACGTGCAAAGGA